TTTTTGAATATTTTTCTATGGGTAAGCCTACCGAAAAATATTCAAAAAGTAAAAAGCTTGGTGGTCAGAATCTTATTGAGCGTATAAATCAAGCAAAAAGACCGTTAGATATTCGATATAATGGCGCTCGTCAAACTACAAACATTGATAAACTTAGCCCTGAAGAATTGGCGTATGCAAGAAAGCACCGTTTTGGTGAGTATGAGCACTTACCCGCTGCCGGTGTTGCTGCACATATTTTTCCTCAGGAAGTGCGAATTGGATCAGATGGTAAGGAGTTTTTAGGCCCCGTCCCTGAAGCAACCGAACTTTGGGATGCTTTCCACGAAAAAGACATGCCGACGTTGCACAAGTGGCTCAAGCGTTTAGGTGTGCCACAAGAAGAAATCGATACGCATTACGGCCATGGTAATTTTTACGCAGCAGAGGACCGCATTGGCGTTGAGCTTGCTCGCCAAGCCGGTCACGATGCTCTTATCATGCGGCCAAATCCTGAGGCGTATCCGATTTCCCGCCCTGAATCTGACGAATTTATTGCGCTTCATCCAAGCGCGCACGGTCCGGTTCCCTCGCCGAAGACTGATTTTGAGTCGATGGTTCCCGCACAGAGTGCTTTGCCTTCAAAGATCGTGCGCGTTCGCAAAGCGGCGCTTCCGGCAAAGCCGTATGAGTTGCCGCCAAACTTGCGAGAGTTTGCGCAAGATACCGGTAACGCAACGCTTGATAAGTTCCGCAAGAAATACGTCACGGGCTTGAACACGAGCACCAAAGACGCCGCCGACTCGCTTGGCTTTACCGTCAAGCCTGAAGATTATTTCAACCCTAATCTGCTCACACGCGGTGAATTTGCCATTAACCCAGGGCAAATCGGAGAGCACGTCGATGCCTTATTGCGTTCGCTTGGAAACGCCGGTCGTGCGGTTGGTTCCGCGCGGTTAAACCGTCGCTTACGTGATGCGTTCGGTGGGGAGATTCCGCACGATGTATCCGAAGCGCTCGAAAAGCAATTTGGTGCAACGGGAGAAAATCGCGACGATCTTACAAAATTACTTGATTTGGGGCGCAAGGTCACCGGATATGGAAAATCCGCACAAACCCAGTTTACACCTTTCCACGCAGCAAACGTGTTCATGTTGCATCTGCTCAATAACGCAGAGCGCACGCCGCAAGTGCTATCGCGGTTTGCCAAGATGCTAGCAAACCGCAACAACCCAGAAAAATTGTATGAATTGATGCGGCCTGGGGTTGAGCGCGGTGCGATTGGTCCGGCAAAAGATCAAGCATCGATGTTTAGTAAAGTTCCAGTGCTTGGTCCGTGGACAAAAGCCATGGGTGACATTACGTGGGGACTAGACAACGCGGTGAAAACTGAGTATTCCAAGCGGTTGGGGGATGGGTATTCTGCTGGGCGTCGTGCGTCTGAGGATTTAATCGACTACCGTAACCCTTCGGATTTTTCGCGCAATGTGCTATCGTTGCTTTCGAAATTCCCGACATATCGTTCGCAGTTATTTCCCGCGGTCATAAAGAGCGTGTTGCGCGATCCACGTCGCGCGGCGGCGCTTATGCGCGCGACCGGCGGTGTTGCGACAGGCGATGAAATACCGCTAGGCAACGGCCATCGTCTCAAAAGTTATACTGCTGTTGCCGATGCGGGGCGTGCGCTTGGCGATCACATGGGCTACGTGCGCTCAACGTTGGGCGATCCGCAAAAAGCGTTGTTGACATTGTTGGGCATTGGGCATGGGCATAATTCAAAATATTTCACGTATGGGCACGATGTTGATTTGCGCGCGTTGCTTGATTACGCCGCCGGTGGCATACCTGAAGGCCGCGACGTGCTCAATGAAGCCGGACAAGGCATTTTCCCCGGTCGAGGAATAGGTAACGATCTTCTTTTTGGAGTTTCAGGAACGGCGGTAAAATGAGTATTCAAATGCGCGAATCTGTTGTAGCAGAGCTTGCGTTTAGCGATGACACGCAAAAAAGCGATTTACTCAATCCTGATTTGACCAATACGAACTTAATCGCGGCGCTTGCGCAAGCGGTGTTCCCTGCTCCGCACGGCCAAGGGCATCGGCTGCTTATCACAAGCGTGCGTACCGATCATAGCGATGATAGTGCCCTTGGTCCGCATTGCCATGCGCGTGGGTTTGCCGTGGATTTGTGGCCTCAGGATGACGTTGATCTACATGCGGTCGCACAGGATTTTTGCACGAACAACCCATGGGTAATCAAGTTAGGGCTCGGTGGCATATCGCAATCGCTTGCGTTGAACGCAGGTGATACTGTCGTATTTTTTGATAACAGTACCAATCATTTACACGTTGAAGTTTACGGATAGCGCATGTTCTAGCGTGTCGTGGTTGGGGTGGTGCCGTGAAAAACGATATAGCGCACCGGACGATTCTTCGTTTTTTGCGGTTATTGCTCGTCTCATTTCTCGGTGCCGGAACGACTTCTGTTACTGTGTATGGTCAGCACGTCTTTTTGGGAGACGGCGAGCTCAATTACAAAGCGGCGATGGGTGCAGCAAGCACTGCATTCCTTGTGAGTTTTGCGGGCAGTGTGCTGCATGGGCTCGAACTCTTTTGCGGCGAGTCCTCAAACCAGGGTACGCCCCCGGTGCTCGTACAAAAACCCTCTTCCCCAAAGAAAGAACCATGATGGCGATAAATGCTCAGACGATCGAGATCATCGGGACGGTGTTAAGCGATGCCGAAACCTTACTTGCCGGAAAGCCTGTTTCCGTGCCCATCGCAAGCGAAACCGTGCAAGTCGGCAAAGTCCAAATCACGACCCCAGCGACCACCATTGAGATCACGTATACCCCTTGATCTTGCTATAAGATTTCCAAGCGCTGTGAGGAAAAATCGTGGGTAAAAGTACGCAACCCCAAGGCGGGTTTCCTGAATACGAAGTTATCATGGTAACCCAAGCGGGGCCTACGACGATCCTCCGGCGCGACGGAAGCACGCCGAGCGTATTGGTCGGGTTTTCCAACTACGCAAGTTCTAATCAGACCGTGACGGCGACGCTTTCGGACGTCAACGGTAACGCAAGCGCCCTTCCGCAAATCGGGCAACTTGGCGCAACGCAGATCGTGACGCTTCAAGCCCCGGGGCAGCGTTTGCTCAATGGACTTGTTGTTACGCCCTCAGGTGCGCCGATCGCGCCAGGCATTGCGGTGTTAGTCCGATGAGGCTTTTTGTTGGAGCAGCGGCCCTAGCTGGGCTGTTATTAGCTGGAAGTCCGGTTCTTGCCGATCCGGTTGCGGGCAACGGCAGCTACGGCGTGCAATCGCTCACGGCCGGGACGGGCGTCACGCTTGGCGGTACGCCGCAAAACCCCGTCATTAACGCCACGGGCGGCGGCGGTACGGGCACGATTTCCAACATTACCAACACCGATAACAATCTCGTCATTACCAACGCCACGGGCCCGACAACAACCATTAACACCAATCAAAGCCCGACGTACACGGGCCAGGTAACCGGCGGGTCGTTTTATTCGGCAACCGGCGGTATTCAAACGGGTCGTACCACGACAAGCGGCGCTGGGTTTATCGGCAATTACACAGGCGGCATGGGTTTAATCGATTACCCGCTTGCGTTTGGATATACCAATTCCGATTCGGGCTCAGGCAACACGGAGCTGGGCGGTAATTCGGCGGTGACCATTAACGGTGTCAGCGGCCGTATTATGACGATTTCCCGCCTTTCGGGAACGGGCTCGCCAAGCACGGGGCCTCAAAATCTCATCACGATCGACCCCGCGGGCGACCTTGGCGTTCTTGCAAACGTTGCGTCGGCAACATCGAGCACCACGGGCTTATCGAGCAATCAATCCGAGCGCATAACGGGCCTAAGCAGTGCAAACGCGCAGTGCTTAACCGGAGCATCGGGCACCAATGTTGCGCAATCGGGGCAAGGGTGCGTCACCGTCTATCTCAATGGCGCGCAGCAGACGGGCACGCAAGCGCCGCACATCGAGCAGTTTAACAACACGCCCACGATCGCTAACGGCGCAACGCGCACGTATACGTTCGCAACGGCGTTTGCATCGACGCCCGTGTGCCAAGTCAACCAATCAGCGCAGGGCATTGCTCCGACCTTAGGCGGAGCGCAAGGGCTTTGGCCCAGTTCCATTAGCACAACGCAGGTCGTCGTAAGCAATCAATCGGGTGCCACGCAGACGCCGTATTTAAGCTGCATCGGGCTGTAGCAAAACCTTTTTTGTTGCGCCCGGCACCATAGTGTATGATGTTCCCATGGATAGATTTAGCCGCGACCGTTCAGACCGCCCATCGTATGCAGGGTTTGATTATGCCGAAGAACGTGCTTTTGAGAATTCTTTAGGCGAGGATTTTCAACCCAGAAAAATAACAAAGCCCAGCACTGGATACCCGAAGGCGCCAAGTGTTCTCCCTGTTCCCAATGGCGGGACGGCCCACAAGCCGAGCGACAGCACAAAAGCGAGATAGGGCATGGCCGGAACATCACCGGTCTACGGCGACGTGTTGCCACCATTCACATTCTCACGGCGGGTACTCAAACCGCCGCAGCGGGAACACCGAGCCCATCGCCAGTTAGGGGTGGCGACTTCGTCACCGATCCCCTGCCACGAATACCTGCTGCTTATGCCGCGTGTAGCGTTGTTCCTTGTTCCGTATCGCAAAGCATGATATGCTACAACCAGGCCCCTGGGGATTGACTGTTTCCTCCCAGGGGTCTTTTGTCGTGCTGCTTGCCGTTGCGTGTGTCGTGCTGATATGATACGGTAAGCAAGCTGCGTTTTGCGGCGAAAGGAAACAGATGCTCAGTTTAAAGAGTGCTTTTGAGAAGGGTCTCCAGGCGTTTGACGTGCCACGGGGAGACGAAGAAGCGGCGCACGTCAGCGACCTTGGTAAGTGCCTTTTTGATGTGTGGGCGCGTCGCAATGGTGAGCCGCAAGTGGTGCGCTCGGCAAAGACCCGGGCAATGCTCCAAGCGGGTTTGCGTGACGAGGATTGGATCGTCGATCGCATCCAGAAGGGGCTTGATCCGGCCGAGGGTTGGCGTGTCGCAAAGTCTGGAGTTCTTGCGGCAGAATCGGACCTCGTGGGGCATATGGACGTCGAGATTGCTCGCCTGCGCTGCTTCAAGTGCGGGAATTGGCAGAATCTTGCGGGCGATCAATGGCTTTGCTTTGTGACCGGGTGCACGAGCGGCGTTATCTCGCCGTACGATACCGAAGGCGTCGAACGCAAAATTTTCGATGTGAAGACGACCGAATTTAAAGAGCAATGGGTCGAGACGGGCGCATATTACGATTCAGGGAAGCCCGTGAAGACGCGCACGCGCGTGCCGTGGGATGACGCCCCGGGCGACATGGCGTTGCTTCAGGTGTACGGATACGCGAAACGGCGTCCACGCAATCCCGATGGAAGCATCATGCCTATTATGATCGTGCAATGGTGTCGAGCATCGATGCAGATGGCTGAATTCGGTTGGTATAGCGAGGGCGACCGCACTTTTTCGCGCATCGCTCGTTTGCATGAAGCGCGTACTCAAGAAGTGATCGCGACGACAAAGCCTGGTTCCGATCCCGTGCAATCGCAAATTGCTTATGTTACGGCAAGCGGTTTACTCGCCGGGTATCCTCGTGAGAATTGGCAGTGCAAATATTGCAGCAATGCAATGTGCGCATTGAATGTAAACCCCGATAACGCGGTGATTCCGGCGTGAGTCAAGAGATTAACGGTGTTAGCCACGCTGAAAAAGAGCTATGCGATGCTTTCGTGTATGCATATAATGCCAATTCATTTGAGCCGTTATGTCCAATTTCTTGGGGTGGCATTCTTGCAGGTGTGCGCGCTGTTCGAGGTACGTTGACTGCAACCGTGGCAATTACAGACGCCGCCGATACCGTCACCGACGCGGAGATTGATGCCGCGATAAGAGCAGAAGCTACGCCTGAGATTGGTTTATTACCGACAAATCGAGAACGCTTTCGTCGCATTCTCCAAGCAGCAAAGAAAGCAAGGGCCGCAGTATGATACCGATTCTAATGCGTCTTCTCGGCGTAAGAGATGGCGGAGAGGTTACGCTTGCGTGCGCAATGATGTTTATATTCTCCATTGCTTTACTAGCGGGAGCAGAATCCGTCGTGCAATACGGACGTTTCCTAGCTTTGCACTGGAATAGCTTATGAGCACGGAGCAAGAGCGCATCAATGCTGTAACGGATGCCATAACCTTCGAGAATGGTCATTACATCTCGGACGATAGGCGCCAAGTCGCCGAGGCCGCTATCGCTGCAGCAGATGCAACGCGCGAGGTTACGGATGCTAATGTGAAAGCGGGAATAGAATCTTTCAAAAATTGGGATGAAACCTTCTTCGAACAATTAGACGAGGTGGATGCTGAAGAGTTGGTCCGATACATTCAGCAAGCCGCGCTCAAGGTGAAGCAAGCATGAGTTTGGGAGAGCTTCAACATTATGCCATGGATCGCGGATTGATGGCTGTACGTCGCGGCCGGAAATATTTATTTGTTGCTCGCAAAACAGGTATTTATTCGTATAAAGATCCGATCATAGCCCAATGCAATTCCGTAGAAGATGCGTACGAATTTATTGTTAATAGAATGCCAGGGCGACCTCTTCCTAAGTACGTTCCTGCTTCTTCGGGGTCGATGCAATCATGAGCGTGTTTTGTATGGGATGTAATCGGCAACATGAGATCATTTGCACTACTAAAATGCAAGAAGAGATAGCCCGCCTCAAAGCCGAGATCGAAGAATACAAGCAAGGCAGAACGCATTTGCACGATACTCGCGAGGAGGCGCTTAACGAGAACGCCCACCTCAAAGCCGAGATTGAACGCAAGGATGCGAAGATCAGAGAATTTATTTTTGCTTTTGATGAGCCACCGACATACATAGAATCAGAGCGTTACCTGAACGCTATTCGTGAAATACGCTCGGAGGTTGAGGGATGAGCGACGCGATTAACGCGGAGTTTCGCGAATCAACGCAGCTTGCCGTCGGTAGTCAATCGGCGTTAGCAAATATTCTTCCCACGCAAACAGCAGATGCCATGGTCGACGTCCTTCAGGAATGGGAGCGTTTTAAAGCGCTTGCGATTCGGCCTGAAGATTGGATGAGCATTCCAGGCGTGCCAGGCAAGTATTTGCCGGCCGATGCCGTCGATCGCATTGCGCCCGCAATTGGGCTTTCGTGGGAAATTATTAGCAAGAATGAATATGGCGATCCCGGCGTCCGCGCGACGCTATGTGAAGCGCTTACCTACGAAACAAAAATCATCAAGAAAAAAGCCAAGGGTGGCGGAACCTACGACGCTGAGGTGCCTGATTACACGAAGCCGGTAAAGACGCTTGCGATGGTGTACACCGTGACGGTACGTTGTCATGATCGCTTTGGCCGGCAGATCGAAGTTGAAGGATCGTTTAGTTCCCTGGAGATGGTCAAATCCGATTACCACGCGCGGCAACAGGCGTTAACGCGTGCGCGCCGCGTTGGAAGTTTGAAGCTTATCGGCGGGGTTGACCATGACGTCTTTGAGGAAGAACGCGCTCGTATTGAATCTGAGAAGCGCATATCAGCCGAAAGAGCCGCCGCAGTGCCAAGTTCCGGTGCGTTGTATAATCAAGCGTTAGTGTTAGGTGTTGCAACCGATGGCCCAAGCTTTCGAGCGTGGATTGCGCAAAGCGTTCCTGGGTGTGAGGGCGCGGTTGACCCAATCTGGAAACCCGACGTGGCAATGCGCGAAGCGATCAATGCGCGCTTTTCGGCGATTGCCGAAGAAAGAGAGCAAGCAGCATGAAATCCTCAGCCTTGCCCTGGGCAATTATTGGAGGCTTTACCGTATTGGGAAGCTTTGCAATTTATAGCGCGTTCCGCCATGAGCCACAGCCCACACCGACGCCTATCGCGTCGGTGAGTAGCACTCCGGCCGCGACGCCGACGGCATTTGCGACGGTGAAACCCACAGCGCCGTCATCGTCAAGCCCGACGCCGACAGCTACCGCTAGTACGTCGATTAGCTCGTTTTCAGCACCCAATGCGTATCCGCCGGCCACGTGGCGCCCCTATGCCAGCACTTCTGTCTGGAACACGCCGCTTACCGGCAGCGAACAAGCGGACCCCAGCAGTGCGACCTATCTCGCAACGTATCAGAAGCAGTCTATTTTCCAGGGCATACAGACCGGATATACCGATCCGTCGCGAGACGATTATTCGCACCCGATGTATTACGGGAAAGCGACCGACCCGGTGATGACCGTCGTGTGTAACGCAAGCTGGAACAAATGTGCAAAGAATCTCGCGGGCCGCTCGTGGCACGTCCCTGCGTTTGCAGCGCCGGCGCAGGGCGTCGATCATCACCTTGGTGCGCTTGATACGACCAACGGCAAAGCGCTTCACGCCTGGGACGTGCAATCGATCAAGGGCAACGTCATTACCGCAGGCGATGCCGTCGAGTTTGACGTGACGGGGCCCGGCGTCGGAACAAACAACGGCGACACCGCAACGGCAGCAGACTATCCCCTTGACGCGGGGATCATTCGCGATAATGAGATGAAAGCCGGCCAAATCAACCACGCGCTTGGCATCATTATGCCGTGTACGAGCAATAGCTCGGTGTTTCCAAGCGTGCCACGTTCTTCAGACACTTTCTGTGCCGGCGGCGCGCCGTATGGTGCGCGGTTAAAGCTCAACATGACACCCGCGCAAATTGCTTCAGGAAGCTATACGCGCGATCAAAAGACGATTATGACCGCGCTTGCGACTTACGGCGGCTATGGCATGGACACCAACAACAACAACGGCATGGGCATGCAGTTTGAGTCCGATCAGATGTATGTCTCAGCAGGCTATGAGGATAGCGGATGCCCGACAAACGGCGCGCCCTGCACCATCCTTACGTCGTATCTGCATTCGGAGAAAGACCCGGGCTGGACCGGCGACCGCTACAATATCGCGCTACCTTCGGAAGTGGCAAGCAAGCTCGTGTTCTTACTGCCGCCTGCCGGCTCACTTCCGTAGTAACTTCAGAAAGGGTCTTTCATGTCGGTTCAAGTGTTGCTTATAGTCCTTGTCGTTCTACTGCTGTGTAATTTCGGCGGCTCGCAGATCGTTCCGACCTATGGCACGTTTTCAGGGTACGGCTATGGCGGAATCTTGTTGCTCGTGCTCATTCTCTACCTCATTTTTCGATAAGATTTTCGGAGGAGCCGAAAGGCCCCATCCGAACCGCATGATCGGACAACAGTCCGGGGTTGATCTCCCGAACCGCGTCTAGCATCAATGCGGCACCTTGGCCGCTTACTTCACGCATTGAGAGTAGTGGCACGGGTACCGCAAGAGGTTGTCCGATTTTTCGGCTCCCCGTCGGCTTTGTGTCACGGGGAGTTTTTTGTTTGCCCGGTACTGTTCAGCGGTTTCATATTTGCTTTGCTTGCCCCGAGCTTGCGACGACGTTGGACTTGATCCGGCGTGATCGAGAGCGTTGGGAGTTCACCTGCGATCAGCATTCGACGTGCCTGTATCCGATCGGCCTTGATACGCTGCGTACGTGCAAGGCGGCGATGGGTTGCATAGCATGGGTTTCGCAGAAGCAATTTTTTGCGGACACGCACGCCTCGTTCTTAGCGAAAATGTGCGACTTGTTTTTTGAAAAGGCCGGCGATAATGTCTGGCCTTAATCGTTTGCTGAAGTGGGCGCTCATATACGCCGAGCGCGGTTGGTACGTATTTCCGTTAGTGCCAGGGTCGAAGATTGCAGCAAAGGGGTCCCATGGACTCAAAGACGCCTCGATCGACGAGTCCGTAATTCGCGCGTGGTGGGCCCAAACGCCAAATGCGAACATCGGCTTCAACTGTGGGCGCTCGGGCATCGTCGTGCTCGATGTAGACACCAAAGCCGGCAAGGTCGGAGGGCAGTCGCTTTTTGATTTGATCGGTGACGACTTCACCCCGATTGAGACGCTCTCGGCTCGCACGTGGTCGGGCGGTTCGCATTATTTTTATCGCGGTACGGCCAAGTCTCAGAACAGCGTGCTCGCGCAAGACCTCGACATCAAGGCCGAGGGTGGGCACGTCGTCTTGCCCCCGTCCATCGTCTCGGAAGGCGGCAAGACTGGCACGTATCGGTGGAACAACGCCGGCGAGAAAATGCCGCTGCTCGATTTCCCCGATATTTTCCGGCCAAAAGACAAGCCGCGTTCAGACCCGATGGCGGCCGTCAGCATCATCACCGGCGGTCGCAACTCCGAACTCACGCGCATTGCCGGCAAGTATCGCCGCATCGGCATGAGCCCAAGCGCGATCGAGGCCGCACTGCACATCGACAACAAGCAGCGATGCTCGCCGCCGTTGCCCGACAACGAGATCATGCAGATTGCCAAGCACGCCGGCGCATGGACGCCGGAGCCCGAGCGTCGCCCCGACGTTACTCCCGTCGCAGGGGTAACCTATGAGCCGATTAGTTTTGCCGAGATGAGAGAAAGGTCGAACTTGCAGCAGATGACGTGGGCAATCGAAAATACCGTACCGCGTGCCGGGATCATGCTGATGTCGGCGCTGCCTGGCGCCGGAAAGAGCGACCTCGCTCGCAACGTCGCACGCAGCATCGCCCTTGGGACTGAGTGGCTCGGGCGCAAATGCGCGAAAGGCTCGGTGCTGTGGCTCGGGCTCGAAGAACCGTTGATGACGCTGCTTGAGCGCGTCGAGGTCATGAAGCTCGATGAGCTGCCGATCAAGTGCGTGCGCGAGCTGCCCCCGGGCGAGCAAGTTCAGTGGCTCGACGGCATCCTCACCCGCGAAAAATACGATGTCGTCATTATCGACACACTGAGCCATTTTTTTTCCGGCATTAAAGACATCAACGACTACTCGGCCGTGTCGGTCGCTGGTCGAAGTCTCTTTGCCCTGCGCGAGAAGCACAATACGACGTTCATTCTGTTGCACCACAACAACAAGACAAACGCCCCTCTGGGCTCGGTGCAGCTCCTCGGAATGGTAGATACCGTCATGCTGCTTTCCAAGTCGCCCGAGGGCACGTATACGGCCCGCACGGACAAAGTGCGCCTGGGCCTCGATATGGAACCCACGGTGCTCACGATGGACCCGGATACCGGCTTCATTACGACGGCCGAGCCCGCTTGGCGTGCGCAGCAGCGTATCGCGGAGCAGGCGATCGTGGCGTATCTCGTCGAGCACGAGTCGGCAACCCGGCACGAGCTCGCGAATAACTGCGGCCGTCGAGCTTCGATCGGTCGGCAAGCTGTCGATGCCCTGGTGAGTCAAGGGCTACTAAAGTCGCAAGGCAAGGGTACAAAAGCCGAACCCAAGACGTATTTCTTGCCAAAAACGCCGCGCTCTCTGTTCGCCCCCACCTTACCCGAGAATCAAAAACCCACTGTGACAAACGTCTCTAAATACTATGTCCCAGATATAGGTAGTAAGACCGGGACATACTTACCCGAGCTACCCGAGAATGTTGAGGGTAGTGAAAAGGGCGGGACACAGAACGCCCCGAGAACGCCCCGAGAATCCCCATGCATACCCGAGAACCCCGAGCTACCCGAGAATCCCGAGGAGAGCTTGATTGACTACGCGGGTAGCGTCCTTGGCTAAAGCTAAGGTTTTGGTCTATATCTGCGGCGAGTGTTACAGGCGATTTGTGGGCCTCAAGGCAAACGAAGAGCTATGCGATCATGTGCGATCGGGAGTGTGCAAGGGCTACCCATAGCGTTGCGCCGTGCCGTTTTCCGTGCTAACCTAGTAGCACACAACACTTTTCGATCAAAACTTTGAGGAGCCACTTTTGTCAGCAGTCGCAGAACACACCTCAGCCGATGTCGTCGCCGACCATGCAGAGCGCATTTCTCCCGGTGAAGCCGTGCAAAAAGTCTCGAATATTTTCCGCTCGACCCGCGCTGAAATCGATGAGCATCTGGGTTCTGCGTCGATGCGTCGGCTGGTGAATAAGCAGCTTGATCGCGCCGAGGCAACTGCTTGCCGCGCCGTTTTGCAAGCGAAATAGTTTCGGTTGTTCAAGCGTCGCATTCGGTTGATATTCTTATCGCGCTTTCGACGTGATGCGACGTGCTGGCTTCTTGGCCATGATTGGTTTCAGTATTCAGGTTTACTGCATCGCTGTTTGCGGTGTGATAAACAGGGCGTTCCGTAATGGGTCTTGTGGGAATTATCTGTAGTATTTTGGGCATATACGGGTTTTGCGTAAGCTTATGTCTTTTTTGGTGCTTTTACGTGCTTTCGTGCAAAGATGAAGAAACCGAGTAGTTCATGAGTGTGAATGCCAAGGAGCTTGAGACGTTTGCGGGGTGCGGGCATTATGTGCTTGGGAAAACGTATTGGGCGTGTGAGGAATGCGGTGCCATGCTCCATGGATGCGCGGCCGACCATCATAACGCCGGTTGTTCCAAAACGCGTTTAAGCCCGCGTGCGACGCCCTTACGTAAGCGGAAATCTGCAAAAGGTCGTGCATCATGAACGGTGCGGATATTGCGTATATGATGGATCTTGTCAAGCAAGAAATTGCCGAAGCAATAAGCGCGCATAAAATCGTGTGCAACGAGAAACTGATCGACGAACTAAGCAAGTGCGTTGAGGATCGCGTAGAGGAAGCGCGAGCTGAATTTAACGCACGCATTGAATGCGTCGAGCAACAAAACTACGATCGCATTAGGAAATGCATGCTTGAAGTTAGTGATTACGTCGAGAAAAAATATAAAGACGTCGGCGCACCAGCAGTACCGGCGAATGCCACTTCGCATTGCTGCGACTGCGCAAGGTCGGAAGACCGCATTAACGAGCGCATAACGCTTATCGAGTGCGCGACGTCGATCGTAACTGAGGAGTCGCTTGGTTCGGATATTCGCAACGCTGCCGAGGCGTATCTCGTGAAAGCGTTTATTCCTACACTGCCGGAGTTTCCAAAGTAGCTTGAGCGATTGGCTCTTTACGCTTCGTGTCGACGGCATCCCCATGGCAAAAGGCTCGCCTAACGCGTTTGTCATGAACCGCAAACAGATAGCGGCGGACCCAAAAGCTCGCTCAAAGATCAACATTGTCGAAGGCCGTCGCGGTCCTGCGCAGGAAGCCTACATCGCGTGGACGAGGGCGATCTTCGAAAATGCCCAGAATGCCGTCAGAATTGCCCGTCACGAAGCGTTAGATGAGCCCCTGATATTCTGCGCCCGGTTTTACCTACCGCGTCCCAAGAGCAAAAAGAAGGCCATTTACTGCGATACGCGCCCGGATTACGACAAGCTCTGCCGGTTGGTAATCGATGAGCTAGAACGGGCGGGCGTCATGAAAAACGATGGGCGCATTGTGAAATGGGGCGAACCCAATGGCAAATATTACGAATGCGAAGGATATCCGCCGGGTGTGTGGATCGGGATTCGCTCAGCAAACATCACATGGGAAGACGAATAACGCCTTTTCTACGCGATAAACCCGTTTTGCGTTGCGATTGGGTGTTCAGGTCGAAACGTCATGTTCGCCGGTGGCGAGAGCATGACATCCGGTATCGGCTGGCCGGGCCTCGTACTCTGCGTTGTAAGCGGCGGTACTGCTGGTTGCGCGACGTTGAAGATAGCCACGGTGCTCCTTTATCAGGGCCTGAAGGTTTTTCTTACGTAAAGCGACTTCATAGCGATTGGCGGCTTTTGCAAGGGCGTTACGCGCGCGCCTGATGCGTGAACGCCACATGCTATGTTCGTAGCACGAAAAACACGTCGGCTTCCCCTCGCGTGGGGTATTGCCGCATAATCCGCTGCACAACCCAGCTTGCTTTGCTTGCTCGCGTCGCGATTGGCTCACATCTTTGGGCTGGTGACGTTTGGGTGCAGGCTCCCCGCTTTCAAAAACCATTACATGCCGTATCCCGTCGAATCGGGTTGGCCGAACACAAACGACATGATGCACAGCGCTATCATGATATATATACAGTCTCGGCGCTTGTCACTCATGACGCTCTTCGTCTTCTGTGGAAAATTCATGCCATTCATGCGTGCATACGCAAGCGTTGTGACGGCAAAACTTTATACTCGTTTGTTTGTCCGTGTGATCGCAATGTGGGCAACGCTCTTGCTCTGTTGCGAGGGTTTGCGGCGTTTGTTCTGCCTGTAACTGTTTGTCGATTGCGGCGTCGAGAATCGGTACAATGTACGTCGTTCGAGAAGTACCAACAGCAACTTGCGCTGCATACGTGCGTTGTATAACGTCGTAATTCACATGCGTAACGACAGCTTCTAATGATGCGAGGGCGGCTGCAATGAGCGTCTTCTCGTCGTGCACGGCTACTCAAGCCTTCTCAAAGCGTGCAACCATGCCCGCAAGCCATTCCTCGGCCTGCGTCCGCGTCGCGAACGTCTCCAAGAACGCAATGTCATCTAGCCAATACTCGGCGGCAAAACCGCCCTCGCGCTCGGTAATCATCATAGCTGTTTCCTCGTAAACAAAAAGTGCCGTGCTTCTAAAATAGCACGACACTCGTTGTTTGTCAATTGTGGAAACGGTCGGGTAGTGTTATGAATCGGTTACGAGGTAAGCTCCTGTTTTTGTTTCCACGTCGCGAGGTGTGCTTCTCGCGTGGGCATGGGGCCGGAGTCGTGCGACCAATACGAATCGGGCGGGCCGTCGTACTCAGGTTCCTCGTCGGGCTCTTCGCTCAAGCAATCGACGCAAACGTACTCGCCGCCGACAGTTTCGAATGCGTCGCCCTTGCAGAAAACGCACGGCTTCTGCTCCCCGTAGCCGTTTTCGAGCTTCCAGGCGTCGTAGGCCTCGGCGTTGATTTCTTTCATGGTGTCTTCACGATCACGCGCACGACGCGCTTGGTTTTGGCGCATTGCACATGATAGACGACGGCCGTGCCGCCGCCCATCACCTCGTACATATCGGATTGGACGCGGGCAATTCCGGTCGGGCATGCATGCTGCACGCTCACCGGAATCTTCGCGGGGGCGTTGGTGGGGGCGGCATGTGGTGGTAGTGTGTGTGTCATTTTGTAGCCTCAAACGAATATGCGCCGACGCGATTGCCGTTGATGTCCATAATCGCTACCGGATCGCGGTCGAACTTCGTAACATAGACACCCTCAGATTGCAATGTGTCGCAAACATGCAGTAAGGCCGCCGCGACCTGGTGCTTATCACACATCGCTTCGTTGCCAAGGTTGATGCTTAGTGTAAACTTCATGCTCCACGCTCCGATGCAGTAAGCTTGTCGATCGCATCGGCAATGAGGAAGCCCGCGCAAAGGATGCATGCACCAAGCACAATGCTTGAGCCCATCGAGGGCGCGCTCGTCATCCTTGCCGTCTCTTCAACGCTCTCACGCACCGCGTCGAGGAAGTCCACGGGCCTCATTGCGTCACGCTCGCGCAATACCGGGCAAGCATCGATCGCGCAATCCGATGCGCTTCACGCTCATCAAGCGGATCAACCGCATGCTCATTGCAGCGCTCGTCGTACCACACACCATCGCGGGTGAAGGTGATAAAATACCCCGCACCGGGCTCAAGCTCTAACGTGTAACTCATCATGACTGTTTCCTTCCCGGCAACACATCGCTGCCGTGCTCTTATATTAGCACGACAACACCATTACGTCAAGTGAATCTACGCCACAACGTGCAGTCTTTGGGTAGTGTTCGGGTAGTGCCGCATGGTGCAGGATGTGCCGCAAAGGGTGGCATACATGCGATGGCAAGCGAGGTTACGCGGTCGTGTTCCCCCGGAAGCGGGAATACGTGGGCAGCAGTCGCCGGTTCCCCCTGCGAATAACAACAACGAAGGGGGCAGGGGGATGCTCAACCCCGAGCCAGGACGGCGAGGCATAGAACACGACGTTCTCCACAACACACGCCCCTACGCGGAAAACGAACCCGACGAGCGGATGCACGAAGACGCGACGCTCAACACCATCGAAGCGAGCACTGCGATACACGAGAAAACGTGACGCAAGAACATGTCGACAAAAAAAGAGTAAAGTAGCTTGTGAGTGCCGTAGGCATCTTCCTGCAAGATTGCTTCGCACCTTTAGGCACGAACGAAAAAGCCGATCAGGCTTTTGCGTGGTGCAAGCTGGTGCTCGTGGCTGGGCTCCCGCCCGCAGGCGAAACGGGTCGTGGGTCACGATCGCTCCGCTTCTTTAGGCAGAAGCGATGTTGCGATGGCCGAAGGCGATCTCGCCTCACGGTCCTCCGGATCTTTAGGCACAAGCGTGTGTGCGCGCGTCGGCGACGTGGTGGTGCGGGGAGGCTCCGCCCGTACGGCACAAGGGTTGTGTCGGGCGAGCGTGGCCGGTTCGTGGGGAAGATGGTAGCTTGGGCGAAGCCGGAGCCTGGCGTGAAGGCCGCTGTGGTGGATGTGATCGGCCCCCTGGCCTGCCCCCGAGCGGCGTATTATACCTCGTTCGTAGCAAAATTTTGTTGGTGGTAATTTTTGGTGCGTGCTCGTGATGTAGAGTTTGTGCGTGTGTGTGGTGAGTTAGGTGTTCCGTCGTTGGTTGGTGAATCGGTTGGTGATGTGCGTTTAGCTCGTGCGATAGCGAATCGGACGTGGCCGAGTGCTCCTCGGGGGAACATGGTATCGGATAAGAAGACGTTAAATTTGGTGCGTAAGAAGTTACGTCAGCCGGATATTCGTGCGGCGTTATCGGATGCGTTTGCGGCTGTTGGTTTCACGCCGCTTGATGCGTTGGTGATGCATGTTGCGCATATTCGTGGGTTTGAGCGCACGGTGGTCATTGAGGATGCTGATGGGGGTTCTCATACGGAGGTGGTGTGTGAGAAGCCGAGTTATCAGGCTTTACGTGATTATGAGTCTTTTGCGTTTCCGAAGGCTCCTGATGAGCGTCGTGTGCGGGTGCAGTCTGAGAATGTGCATGTGAATGTGGATGCTTCTGGGGAGGCGGGTGTCATGCGTTTTACGCCTCCTCCCACGCGTCACCGGGTGTTAGGTTCCGGAGTGCCGGTTGATGGGTAAGGATGTGGATATCGCGCGTATGCTTGAGCATGCGTGTCGTGGGTTTGCGGAGGGGTTGCTACGTGGTATTGTGGATTCTGGGTCTCGTGCTGTGCACGGCGGTTGCGATACTGGAGTCGGGGGTGGTCAGGATGTTGATGCGTCCGAAGCGGGTCCTTGGTATGCGTCACCGGGTGATCGTGCGGGCGTCCCCGATCCCGAAGAGCTCTCCCGTATTGCCTCGGGTTTAACGCACGCCGTCCCTCCGGGGTACGCGGATCCTTTAGCCGAGCGTGAGTTCCCCCATCAATGGGGCGAGTAGCGTCGGTTTTCGATCCGGTCAGGAGTCAAATCGACCCGGAGGCGCTCGCGCTGATCGAGGCCACGGGGCATGTAGTGGCTCCTGGGTTTCGCGACCCGGGAAAAGGCGATCATAGCCCGGTGTGGGACGGGCTTGATGAGGCGTTCTGGAAGCGCCTGCGTCGTGAGAATCCGGCTTCCTATCGGCGGCTGATTGCAATTTGCGAAGAAGATTTCCCGACGTTTTGCGCGTTGCTCTTACGTGTGTATAACAAGAGCGTATCGCGTATTCATCCGTTTATTTTCAATATGAGCCAACGGTTTGTCTGGAACCGGATGGCCGCGGTGATCGCGTCGGGTGCCGCACTCTTTCTGCAATTCTTAAAAGCCCGGCAGGTGGGTGTGAGTACCTTTTGCGCCGGGAAGCATTTTTGGCATACATGGCGTGAGCGCGATGTGAACACCACGGTGATCGCGCACGAAGTCCGGCTTGCGAAAACGCTCGTGCGTACGTTCTCGCTGTTTTACGATGAGCTCCCTGATTGCCCCCAAATCAAGCCCAGATTAAAACAGATGAACCGCAGTGCGCGTATTCCGACAAGCGAAGTGCATTTTAGCTTTCGCAACGATGTCGAATGGCGCTCGAACATCAGCACGCAGGTTGCAAAAAGCGTTGAGGCGCGCGGTGAACGCAGTAAGCACATTTGGGAATCCGAATACGCATTCTACCCTGATCCCAAAGCCCTCAATGACGCGCTCATGCCCCAGCTTCCCCCGCTTGGAAGCCCGGCACGCTTAGAGTGTAGTGTATTTATCGAGAGCACCCCAAATGGGCAGAATCATTTTTATGATCTCTGGCAATTGGCAAAATCGGGCACCTCCGAATGGGTGGGTATTTTTCTCCCGTGGTTTATCGCACCCGATCTCTATAGCGTCAAAGCACCATCAACGTGGCGCATGACGCCTGAAGAAAAGCAATTACAAAAAGAACTCTCCCGTACGCGCGTCAATGAGTATGATGGCGAGATCGTCACACGCGATCAAATGTATTGGCGTCGCTTAACCATTGATGCGAAAGCCGATGATTTCATGGACGCAGAGCAGGCGTTTGATATGGAATATCCATCGGATGACGAGACCTGCTTTTTGCTTTATGAGAGTCATTCGTTATTTAAAGACGATATGAAGTATTTGGGAAGCTGCGTGAATACGATGGAGGATTACGCACGCAAGCAATGCTCCGAATACGGCTACACGCAACAGGCGCCTATTCTTGGCAATATGAAGTTTGAGGCATTGGGCAACCCGTTTCGCGATCAAAGCGCGGCCGTCAAGCACACGGTGAGTTTTGTGCAAGAACCCAAAGGGCGTACATCAATTTGGGAATTCCCGCAAAGCGGGCATGTGTATGTCGCAGGATCGGACCCCGGCGACTCAAGCGATAATGCGTGTACGCACGTGACGTGTGTGACGTGTGGGCAACAGGCAGCGGAGCTCGTAACGCATCAAGATGGAGTTGAGGTATTCTGCGATCATACAATTGCGCTCTGTCGGTTTTATAATAATGCGCTCTGGATGCCTGAGGTCAATCACATCGGTACGATTCTCTTAAAACGCGGAATGGTCGATTGGCGCTATGGGAATGTTGCGCGAGAAGAAAAGTGGGATGAGCCGGCACTCAAGAAAAATAAATTCGGTCATTACACAAGCGAACATAGTAAGCCCATTTTAGTCTCAGGGATGAAGGCGCTTATTGCCGATCGGTATTATCGCATTGCCTCACGCGCGTTGCGCAGCGAAATGTCGACCTTTACTTCAGGTGAAAGCACGGGCCTTGGGAATATTCGCTATTCTTCAAAAGGGCGAAATAAAGACGACCGCGTTATGGCGATGGGTCTTGCATTGCGCGCGGTGCGTCAGAGTCCAAAGCTGTATTCTGAAATGACGATCAAGCCGCATACGGCATTGCCGAGTGCTGTGGCGCTTGGGCTCAACCATTCCGAGGTTGTGTATGAGCGCATGCATAATCGCGTCCCGGAGGCTATTCGGTTTTACTTTGAAGATGAGGCAAGTATGTATGCAAGCAATCCCATTCGCGGCGATGAGGTAATGTGGTAATGCCATATTACGAATATCGATGCCGTTGCGGTGAGACGCTCGAATCCTATCACGCGATGGGAGAGGCGCCGACAATGATCGACGGCGTGCATGTTGATCGCGTAGCCGAACAGACTTGGCATTGCGAGTTCCGCCGCGTGTTTAGCTTCACGCATGTGGAAGACCGCCGTCACATGCGCAAAGGCAAGAGTCTTATTACCGGGATGGAGTATGCCAAGAGCCGCACCGAAGAGCGCGCGATTGAAAAATCGCTTGGTATTGAATTTGTCGGGAAAAGCGAGGAGCCGGTTACCTGGAAGCGGCTTCGCGAGTATCGCAACCACCTTGCAACCGGAGGAGAGCGACTTCCAAACGAAGAGATCAACCCCGAGCCCGTGACGAGTACAAAGGGCGATCTCCTCAAGAAGGCGGCCGAACTCGGTGTCAATCTCAACGTCTCCTAATACGAGCGCAAAGACTCGGCATGATCTTCCCGACGACGCGGATTTCCGTGCGGAGTTATCCGATACGGTCAATCGCTATATGCGTCAAGCGGATGAAGAGGAAGACGCCCGCCGGGCAAGCGATCGCTTAGGCGGCAATATGTATTATGGTCGGCATTGGAATGTTGCGATGCCGGCAAAGCGCGTGGCGATGGTCGTCAATGTGATTAAGAGTTTGATCGACCATAAAATCGCAATCATGACCAAGCAGCGGCCGATTCCAGTTGTCGAAGCGCAAGAAAACGGCGACGTCGACGCGGCGCGGATTATGCGCCATGTGCTCATGCAATATTGGATCGACGACCGCATGATGATTAAATCACGCGATGCGCTGCGGCTTGCGAACACGACGCGGACATGTGCGTCAAAAACGTATTGGGACCCGGATAGAAAAGGCGGCGTGGGCGATGTCACGACGGACATCATTCCAGGGTTTCGCCTCATTCTCGATCCGCGAACGAAAATTGCCAAGCGTATGGAGTACGTGGGCGACCGGGCGTATATGCCCCGGACGCGAGCGATGAAGCTCTACCCCAAGGCCGCGCATCTGCTTGCGAAAGCCTCAGGGCCAAGTACGAACGTCATGCAGGCGGGGAACGGCAATTCGCCGATTGCGGGGCCGTTTGCGAAAAAAAGCGGCGTCAATACGCCTGGTGGCGCGGGTGCAATTGTCAACGGTCGGCCGGTCATTACCGCATTTACCGGCCGCAGTACGATGCGAGCGGGTGGAAACGACGATGTAGAAATCGTCGAGCTGTATATTCGCGACCGGTCGATGACCGAGAAGGAAGTGCAGGTAAAAGATGCTCTCGGTAATCCTATGCAGCGCATGGTGCGTGATGAAATGGGCATGCCGCAATTTGACCAAGTGGGCGAATTTGATGAGATTCTAGGAGAGCCGGGTTTTGAAATTCGCTTTGAGCCCGTCACAAAAACCGAGCTTGTGCCGGAGTATCCCTACTATCGGCGGATAACGAAAGTCTTTCCCGATGATACGATGCTTGAAGACATCCCCTGGGATTTGCCCCACCCATATGAGTTATTGGGAGATCAGCCAAGTCTCGAAGGCCCCTGGGATACAGGCTGTGCGCGTGAAGCAGAAGACCTTCAGGCGGCGATTAACATCTCGCTTTCGACCATGTTGGACAATTTGCGCTTTTCAAGTTTTCGCGCATTTAAGAAAACCTCAAGTGCGAATATTGCAAAAAATAATTTGGTCCTTTCACCGGGCGACGTGATCGATGTCGGGATGAGTCAAGACGGCCTCATGCCGATGGAGTTTCCGCAGCTTTCCGAAGCGTGGTTTACGTGGGTCAATTCCCTCATTACGCTCATGGAGCGACTTATCGGGGCGACGGGCGTCATGCAGGGCGAGGCCGCCGGCCGCGTGGATTCAGCCGCTGGGTACGATAGCTTAGCGGAGATCGGCGGCAGTCGTATTGTCGAATGCACGCAGCGTTTTGAAGAGTGGATCAGCCGGGTCATGACCAAAGTCGGCTGGTACGCGCAGCGTTACTACACCGAAAAGCACGCCGTTCGGGTGGAAGACGCCGAGGGAAATCTGACGTGGGAGCGCGCGGCGGCAAAAGAGCTTCTTGGCGATTTTCAATACAATATCAAAACGGGCTCGACGCTTGCGTGGAATGAGTCAAGCGTCCGCGCGCGCGTCATGCAAGAGTTTCAAGCAGGCTTGCGCGATAAGATTTCCGTGTGGCAGAACCTTGGCATTGAGGATTGGCAGATTATCGCAAAACGTCAAGCGACCAACCCGCCCGGGTTTAATCCGCCACCGCCGCCGCGCACACGCCAGACGATTAGTAAAGCCGGCAAAGCCCATGCACCAAAGCCGCATGGGTAATTTTCATGACGCAGCCGATGCGTATGGAGAGAGCGATCCCGCGGGTGCTGAGGTCGTGGGCGCGGTGTTAGGATCCATCCACGAAGCGGGTACGCCGTTTTATGGGCGGGTGACGCTTTCGTTTGCAGGCGGAAAAATAACGCACGTTGCAAAAGAAGAGACGTTTAAACCGCTTCCGGCGTTGCGAGCCGTATCGCGCGCGGGAGCAATGCTAGGACCCGACCACCGGGACTAATCAGAACCAACCATTGCCAAAAAGCGTTCGCATGCTTTTTTGGAGGGGAAGAAATGATGAGTCAACCGATGGGGGCGAAGCCTTCGTGGCGATGAGCCCACCGGGCGCTGGGCCAAGTAGCCCAGCGCAAGTGCAGAGTCTGCAGACGGCCATAAACGGCGCGTCTCCTCCGCATAACCCCAACCATCCAACTGAACGCGTCGATCCGCAGAATCGCACGCTTTTGGATATGCAGCGTATTCGGAAATCGCTTGAGCGCGCACTTGAGCCCTATGATGGCGGCCCGCCTGATGCGATGACCGATATTTACAAGATGATGCACGGCGTCGTGTCGCGGATGCTTGCGGGGATTGACCCTGTGCAAGCGATGCTTGTCGGCGTGCAAACACTCATCCCGTCCCCTATGCCTATGGGGGGGACTCAAGGGATCGCGGCACCGCAGGCATCGGCAGGACCACCGCCCCCGGCAAATCTGCTTGCAGGTATGCAGGGTCCGGTACCTGTGTCGCCCGGACCTGGGGGTGCGCCTGGCGCGCCAGCCGGGGGTCCTCCGGGTTAACAAAAGGAGATATGCACATCATGCGTCGTGGACGTCGTGGCAAGCATCGTAAAGAGCACTTCCGCAAGAAGTAACCCCTAAGCCGCCTTAAGCACTGCATACACTCACATCATCCGAAACGGAGCACCCGAAATGGAAGAATCGACCAATCCGCAAGCGCCAGTCCTAGCCGCACCTGCACCTGCGGAGCAATCGCTTCAACCCTCGGCCTCCGTTTCGGATCATGCGACGCCGGAGCGTCCTCGCTTAAGCGATGAGGAAATCGATCAACTTGTTGCGTTTAGCAATCAGGCGTATGAGCGGTTACAAGCAATCGAGCCGTATGCGCCCGTCATCGATCGCTATGCAAAAGATGAAGAGTATCGCAATTTCGTGCAACAGGCGAGCGAGCATTATGAGCGCAGCCGCCAGGAGCTTGCAAAAACCGAGCAAGAGAAAGTGCCCGAATGGGCGCGTGAGATTAAAGATTTCGTCGCTGAGCAAAAGCAGATGCAAAAGCAGATGCACGAGCATGATCTCAATCGGTTTTATACGGAGCAACGGGCGGTTGGCGAGCGGTTAATGCGCGAGCATAATCTCACGCCCGCGCAGGTGACCAAGCTTGCAAGTTACGCGGATGGTCTTGCGTCAACGCAGCGCCGTCGTGTCGGTCTCGAAGAAGCGTATAACGAAATTCGTGGTTTTGGCAGTCCTGCCTCAGGAAGTCCGCCGACGGTTGGGCTTCGCGGAGATGCATCGACTCCTGGTATTCCAAGTGGTTCTCGTATTAACGTGGACGACTTTAAAAAGGACTTTCACTCATCCACTCTTGCCCTTTTAAAAAAGGGCGCTACTTAACACTAGGAGCGATTGATGCCGAATCTTTCAGCGGCGTATAACTTTAGCAACCCGCTTCAGGCCCTTACTCGTGAAGCGGTGATCTCCGAAGTCATTGTCGATCACGTGTTCAAATCGATTAAGCTCTTGCAGTTTTTGATGCAAAAGGGCTTAGTTGATGATAAGCGCGGCGGTGCGGCGCTTACCTGGAATAACAATTTCGGGTCAAGCCCTAACACCGTGACGTATGATGGCGATGATCCGCTGCCGATTGAATCGCTTTCAAATAACATCTACCGCGCGGGTCTTGGCTGGAAGAGCTACGCCGATGCGCTGGTTTTAGCGATTAACGACATTCTCGATAACGAAGGGAGCCCCGAGGCGATTACAAGCCTTGTCGAAGGGCAGCTTGATATTACGAAAATGTCGATCGTTCGCAAGATCGCAATCGACATTATCAATAACACGATGTCGCTTGATCCCAAGGGCATTGACGGTATTGCGGGCGCAATCGACGATGGCACCATTCAACCGGTGTATGCGAATATCTCGCGTAACGCCATTGGGAATTTCTGGAAGTCCCAGGTCAATTACCAAGTGCCGAACACGGCGAATTTGCTCAACGTCATTCACCAAATCGACGTTGCCGCAAGTATCGATGGCCAGCGTCCCGATGGATACTTCACGACTCCGACGCTCTTCGCCACGCTCATTGAGTCGCTCACACCGCAAGATCGGTATATTCAGCCGGAGATGGCCCGCACCGCCGGCGGCAACGATTTGATCTTTAACGGTAACCCGGTCTACATCGATAATTACATGCCGACCGGCGTCCCGACGCCCGCACCGAATTTCACCATCGGCGGGACGAATAGCTTTGGCCAATTCTTGGGCCTGAATTCAAGCTACATCAAGTCGGTCATTAACCCCAAAGCGAAGTTTGCCACAACCGATTGGATTGCCGCACAGAATAACGCAACCGTGTTCACTCGTATTTTTGCGCGTCTGAACCTTGTTGTGCCAAAACCGAGTGCGCATTTTAACCTCTACGTCCAGGGCGGCTAGCGCCACCTTCGATGCGGCGGGAGAATGAGCGCGTGCTGATGGGCACACGAGGTCAAACGGTACGCATTCCAAAGCATGGTACGCTCTTTGGAGACGGCCGTGCCGCACAATATCGACTTATACACACGCGCCTTACGAGGAGAAGAAGCTAATGGCAAAGAGCAAGGGCAATCCCGGCTATCGTCAAGCCGAAGAGACCGGCATTCAAAAGCCTTGGACTCGCACAGAAGGGAACATTCTTACTCCCGTTCAGGGATTTGAGAACGGCTTAAGCGGCGATTTCCGTGCGCCGACGGTGCGTGGATATAACAAAGCTCCAGGCGATGACCCATTCCCCATGGTGAGCGCAAACAAACAGCGTTCGAACCCGCTCTCTGCCTTTGGCTTAGGAGGCAAGAAGTAATGGCTTTTGGTCTTGGTCCTGGCGTTATCACCGACGGCATTGGTGCCGATGGGTTTAAAACCGGCGTCCCGTTCTCGGTTCCGGTTGGCGCAAATTCGCAAGTCTTGCCGGGTACGGCGCTCAAGCGCAATATTCTCACCGTGGTCGGGCGCAACGATAGCTACCCCAATCTCTCCGCTCCCGATCAGGCGTGTTATGCGACCAGTGCCAATTCGGGTTATGCCGCGGGCGTCGTGTACGGTACGCAGAAACAGGCGCTTTCAAATACCAATTCCATTGCGGGTAATGTTCGGCTCTCGCTCTGCCGGTCGGGCGTTGTCCCTACTCGCGTTGCTGCTCTTGCCGGTGGAGCCGCAATCACTATTGGCGCGCTCGTTGGATTCTCGGCCGCCGTCGGTGCATCAACCAGTGACATTCCGACGGTGCAGGGCTCGAACGTCCCGGGCGCGGCACTTGGTATTGTAACTGCATATCAGATTGTCACCGCGACAACGGCGCCCGCGGTGAACCCGGGTGCGCAGACGATTACGGTTACAAGCACCGATGGCATAACGACCGCGACCGCTCTTGCGGTTGACCCCAATCTTCCGACGGCGGAGACGGTTACTCCGACGGCGGTCACGGCGGGTGTGCGTGCAACCGATTCGCTCACCGTTGCTGGAACGTTTGCGGCAGGATCGGTCCTCACCGCGATCATCAACGGAACGACCGTCACGTACACGGTGTTGGCGAGCGATACAAACAACGCCGGTGCGGCTGCGAGTTTTGCAAAAGCGATTAACGCTTCGGCGGTGGTCGCGGGGCTTGCGCCCATTTTGCTTCCGGCTCAAGTAGCTGCAAACGTCATTTACCTCACCGCAAGCAATCAGGGAACGGCTGCCAATGCATACACGCTCACGGCGTCGGCGACGGGTACGAACACCGTGACGGCCGCAACGGCGACGTTTACCGGCGGTGTGGCTGGATCGATTACCGCTCCGTTTGCAAACGCACACGCATCCGGTGCGATTGTTTTAGGTCAGAACACCACATTTGGCGCAACGCTTATTCCGGTACCGGCTGCAACGGGTTCGCTCAACGTCGGGCTTGTGTCGGTTGATCTCGCGCTTGCGGTCTCGTAAGTATGTCTGATTCGTTTGCTCGCGTCACGTTACTTGAGCTTTATCGCGCCCGCGACGGCCGCGAGCTCGATGAGGTCAAGCTGCGGTTTGGTTTTGAGCCGGCACGGTTAGTCGGAGGGGGGTATTGGTCTGCGGACACGGTGCCCACCTCCGAGCGTGCGTGGGAAGACGGCCGCGGTCGCCCGCCGCGGTTTGAGCGTGGCAAACCGATCGATTACGTCATGCGCTGGAGCGATCCAGAATATCGCAGCGTCGTCGTGCCGATGCATGTCGCGATGCATTGGTTTGGCGATTGGACGATCACGCCGGGCATGCAGCAGAATTACGAATACCCCGAACGCAATTATGCCGTTGAGCGCAATCGCGTTGCGAGCATCTGGGGCGGGTATGTCATGGAGCGCCGTGATCGCAATGTTGAGGGCCACTGGCGCTCGTTACGTCGCATTGCGCCGCCGCTTGTGCCTAAGGTTGCGATCATCGCACTCGACGCATCGCAGCGTGCGGCGGCGGGTGAGCCGTATAACCCTTGGACCCATTTCGCGTGGGAAAATCAGTGCACGAAGCTCGTTCCCGAAGGCGAGCCCACGCCGAGTGTTTCCGGTGTGTATCTCACGCCGGCGCAGATTAGCGAGATGGTCGCAAGCCAAGTCGCAGAAGCCCTAAAAACCGCAAATAAGAAGCAACCTTCGCTCACGTAAAGGGGCACAGTATGCGTCGTGTTGGTCCAGAAGAAAGCTCGCCCGATGATGACCGGTGGAACGGGCGCGAGAACGAGCGGCCGGTCAACGACGTCGAGCATGTGATCGGTGCCGGGACCTTTCGGTTAGGCGAGCGCAAAGATTGGGACACGTCCTGCGATCAGGATCAGGACTCAAACGCCCTATCAGCTTTTTGGAAATGAGTCCTCTATGGCGTTTACTCTGGGCGACGTCGAGAATGACTGCCTAGCGGAGCTTGGCTCAACCAACCCAAGCCCGAATTTTGGCGCCTCAAACGCGCCGGCGTATCCCAATTGGGCAAGCGGTGCGATGCCCATGCGCTTTCCGCAGTACATGGTCGATCAGGCGATCATTCAGGCGGTTGATCGGATTATTCGGGGCCTCGTTGATACGGGGCTCATTACGTTTTCGTTCACGTTTCCAAGCGTTAGTCAGCAGTTTCGTTATACGATTCCGCAAGGCAATCTTTCACAGGGAACCGTGGCGTTTTCGGGCACCCCGCGGGCGGGCATTGTTTTGACGCTCACGATCGGGGGCGTACCGATTACGTATACAACGACGGCAAACGATACGTCGCTGCCCGCGGTCACGGCGAAGTTCTTAGCGTTGATTAACGCCAGTGCCGTTTCGAGCACGGTCATCACGCAGGTTTCGCCCATGGTGAATCTGGTCAATACGTTGGTGCTTTCGGCTCCGCAGAGCGGTAGCGCCGGTAACGCCGTCACGCTTGCGGCGTCCTCGAGTGATACGGGTGCGCAGCCGTTGACCATGACGGTGTCGGGACCGACGCTTACAGGCGGAACGGATACGAGTCCTGGGATTATGCAAGTGCGGCGGGTGTATTATCAGCCGTTTGGCATGCCGTATATCCGCGAGAAAATGCCTGGTGCGCGGCTTATTTCCTGGACGCGCTTTCAGCAGATGACCGGCGGCGGGTATCTTTCGGCGTTTAGTTTTAGCCAGGAGCCTGAGTATTGCGCGATCGATGCAAGCGACCGCAGCTCGTTGCAGTTTTTTCCGGCACCGGTTGCAAGCGGCGATCTTATTACGGTGACGTATGTGCCGCAGATGACGAGTAACACGGGCGACCCAATGCTTGTCAATCAGGGCGATATCATTCCGCTCCCGGATGAAATGCGTGATTTGGTCAAGATTGGCGCGCTGATGCGTTTGTGGCCGGTGGATGGGGAGTTTGCATTGCGTCGTGAGTACGCGGCGATGTTCAAAGAAGAACTCTCCCGCACGCGCGAGGATTGGGAAAAGAGCAACTCGGGCGAGACGCTCCAGATTACCAATGCCGACGACATTGTGTCCGTAACGGGTCAATACACCTCAGGCTGGTCGTTCTAAGATGCCTGCGACGCGATTTAACCGCGGCGATGCGCCAAGTAAGCGCATCGTGCCGTATTTGGATCTATCCGGCGGGCTTAATACGGCCGATGACGATCACGCGCTTGCACGTAACGAACTTGCTGTTAGTATCAATACGTGGTACCCCTATGGCAAATCACTCGGCAAGCGCCCGGGGTCGGTTCCATTTGCGGGCGGTGTAACCGGGGCTAGTGCTGCGTGCACGGGCATTGCGTCCGCGCGGTTTAACGGGATTACCTATGTCGTCGTGCAGGTCGGCACGGCGCTGTATGCGGCAAAAGAAAGCGATACGGTTTTCACCCCCATCGGTACGATGAGCACGGGTGCAAAATCGATTTCGGCCGCTGAGATGTTCGAGCCCAATAGCGGGAAGGACACGCTGTTTATTGTTAACGGTGTAGATTATCCGCTTGTGTGGCAAGGCCCGGGGACGACCGTGGTGCCGGCAAGTACGCTGCCGACGCCGAATTTGCCGCTCAACTACACGGGCACGGGCGTCATTACGCCCTCGCTTGTCACGACGTATCAGAATTTCTTGCTCTATTCGGGCGAGCCGACCAAGCCGACGGCTGTGTATGTGAGCAACCCGGAGTTCCCGAATAATTTCACAAATCCGACGTCGGTCAATCCGACGGGTTCTGATCCCAATTATAATCCGTATGTTGTCGGTGCGAACGATGGCGTCAACGGTGGCAGCATTACGCAAATTGCGACCTTAGAGCAAGGCGTCATTATTTTCAAAGAAGCGGCGATTTATTCGTTTATTCTCACCGGGCTCTATAACGATATTATCTTTTACCCACAGCTTATTAGCGCAAGCATCGGATGCAGTGCGACGCACTCGGTCGCGCGGTTTGACGGCTTTTTGACGTTTCTCGGCATCGATGGCGTGTACACCGTTACGATCGCCAATGGTGCAAACCAAATTTCTAAAAAGGTACCGACGTATTTTGATTCGAGTTTGACGGGCGACGTTGCGCTTATTACCAACCGCATTAGCGCGGTCGGTGTGCGGCACGGCGGGCGATATTTACTGTTCTACACGAATATTTACACCACGCCTCGCATTAACGCTTCAGGTATGTGGTTTGATTTCACTCGGCCTGATGCGCAAGGTATCCCCTCAAGCGGTGAGATTTCGGGCATGTCGGTTGCCGGTGCGGTGAGTCTGCGCGGTTTGCTCGATGACGGGAACGTGGTGTTTTGCGATTCAGGGCAAGACCGCGTTGGAAAATTCGGCGTTGGGTTTTCCGATCCAAACCCTGACGCTGCGGGATTTGGCGCTCCCATTACGCTCACATTCGCCGGAAAATCCGATTTTATGGACGATGTATTTACGGGCGATGGATCGCTGCGGCCAAAAACGATTAGCAAGGCGTGGCTTGTGCTCTCGCTTGGCGGGCACACCCCGACCATTGATTTTTCAGGAACGCTCACATTTCACTTTACCTGGATCGGCGGGCTTGCGAATCCTGAATTGACGTCTTCGGGAAGTGTGTCGCTTGCCGGCGTTTCGCAGAATGATACATGGGGCGAGAATTGGGGCTCGTTTGTCTGGGCGGGAGATTCAAGCAATCAGCCTTACGTGATTATCGAGGCCGATATTCCAGGGGGGGCGCAAGCAAATAACGTGCAGATGCGTTTTGTGGAAAGTTCGAATGACGCGTATGTAATCACCGGGTTTTTCGTTGAAGTACTCGATCGTCAACCGCAGCAGGGGAGTTATGAAAAAATATAAGTATATCTTCGGCATTCTGTTCGCGCTTGCGTGTGCGCATCCGCATGAAGCGCAAGCCGTAACGTGTTCGGTTCCGTATAACGCAACCAACGGAATTAGCCAAGGCCAGCCGGCGCAGGCGAGTCAAATCAATTCAAACTTTTCCTCGCTTGTGTATTGCGCGAATAATCTCGACGCAACGAATTTTACAAGCGGCGGAATTTACGCTTCGCAGATTGTCCCGACAAATGCTAGCCAAGCGACGTTTGGCGGAGCGCAAGGGTACACGTTTGCGGCTCCCGCGACGACAACCGTTCCGCTTACGATTAAGGGGCAATCTGGGCAAACGGCAGATTTGCTTGATCTTAATATTGCGTCAGGGTCGCCGGTTGTATCGGTGTTGCCCAACGGTATTGTCAACGGGCTCATGTTCCACGCAGGCACGGATGGCCAACAAACCATCGCCGGGGCTTTGGTGTATGGGGTGGATCAAGGCGGCTATACCAAAGCGATTATTGCGTCAAACGATGGGACTAGTTCCGGCGGCGTGACGGCAAACGCGTATGGGTTATTTGCGTCTACTGGCGTTGGCAGTCCGACAACGCTTCAGGCCATAGACGTAAGCGGTAATGTGTACCACGCGGGTAGCATGACGGTCGGCGGAAATTACAACACGACGGGTTCGTATAACGGTGCTGTTGCGCTAATGGGTGGCGCAACGCTTCCCTACGATGCGCTTGCAACCGGTGCGCGCGCGGGTTTAGGCAGTACGCATATCGATCATAACCCGGTGCAAGTCACGGTCAATAATGGCTCAAGCAGTAATTGCGTAAATATTACATGGACAAATCCGTTTACCGTCACGCCGGATGTTTCGGTTACGTCGATTGATCCACGTCTTTGGGGTTCTGTTTCTTCAAGAAGCACCACGGGCGCGCAAGTGTGTGCGAGCCGTCCTGCTGCCGAGTCGACGTTTACCGATACGGTAAGCCTTGAAATTATTGCAATTGGCGAATAACGCAAAAAGTACCAATCCCTCGACTGAGCGCGTCCGCATTCCGTTTAACGTCCCGGAGATTCTTACGGATTTCCTCAAAATGGGCCGGGGCGTGTTGCGCATTTGGACGATCGGCGCCGCGAACACCGATGAGACGATTGCGCATAACCTCTCGCGTGTGCCGAACATGGTACTCATCGTCGACCCGGGCACAAGCTACGTGCAATTCAAGCGCGGGACGGCCGCCTGGACGCAGCAGACGATTACGCTGCAATTTAGCGTCACCGGCAAGGTGGTGTTATGGATCGTATAGTCGCAATTGCAAGGGCGAAAGCCATGCCGTTTGTTCGTGCCTACCACCGGCGGCACGGGCTTCCATGCCCTGCGGACCCAAACGGTGCGCGCCCTGTGTTGTGGGAGGCGATCCTCGGGCCAAGCAAGCCGATTGCCGTGTTAGGCCGCTGTGAAGACGCGCTTGGAACCTACATTCATTTTCTGATGCACGATGGAACGCGAGGTGGGCTTCGTGCAATGGCCATCTTGATGCGTCACGTGATGCGTGCGTATCCGCGCGCGTTTTGGTATACCCAGCCGCACGACGCCGCGATGATACGCCACTACAAGCGTATCGGTGCCCGTATGGTGAATGCCGAGCATGCACGTACCCTCTTTGTGAACCCGTCTGAAAGGAAAGCCGCTTGAGCTTTATTACAAACGCCCTCGGCATTGGCCCAGCGCAACAGGCGGCCTCAAATCAGGCGCAACAAAATTACTCACAGGGTGTGAGTAACCAAGCTTCTCAGCTTGCGCAGCAGACGCAGCAACAAGCGTTAGCGAACGCATTTTTGCGGTTTCAGCAATATATGCAGACAAATCCACAGTTTGCACAGACGCTGCAATCGCTCACGGGTCCGACGCAAAACACCGGAACCGTCGGCGGCGGTATGGTTGGCTCGAATGGGACAATGGGCATGGCCTCGCCCAATGGCGGCATCTACGGGGCGGCGTCGCAATTGCTTCACCGCGGGCAAAGCCCAAGCGGCGTAAGTGGCGGCCAAGGGCTCTACGGCGCGATCGGGAGCATGTTTAACCGCGGCGGTGCGGCTGGTTCCGGCAGTCCGGCAATCGGTCCCGTGGCGTCCGGCGGGAATGGGTCCATGAATATGCCGGGCGTGCAGCAATCAATGGGCATGCGTGGTCTTGAGGCACTTGCAAAAATGGGCGGACTAGGCTTGTAGGGGGTTCACATGTCGTACATTCCAGGGGACCAATCGCTCTACGGAAGCACGCAGCAGGGCGGCCAGAGCGGTTCGAACCAGCAGAGTTCAACGAGCATTCTTGACCCGCAGACGGGGCAGCCGTATTCGGGCTACCAGCAATATCAGCAGACGCCCGGCGCGCAGACGGCCAACGCCGGCAGCAATTTAACCTACGGGCAATCGGCGATCCCGCAGTTGAATTTTAACAATGTTGCGCAGACGCAGGCCAACCCGTTGCAGCCTTCCTACGTGTCCGCGCCAACGGGCCAAGCAACGCAATTCGCCGGTGCGCAACTTGGTCAAATTGATCCAAGCGTTTTGCAGATGCTCAGCCCCAATAGCAGCGTGCAGGCGCTGTATTCGCAGTTTGCGCCCGCGCAAGCGCAAGCCACCCGTTCGCTCAACGATAATCTTGCGGCGATGGGCCTCGTCGGCGGCCCGGCGTTAAACGCGCAGACAAACCTTCAGCAGCAGTTAACGAGCGGTCTTGGCAATTCGATTTCGGGTTTGATTCAAAATAGCCAAGGCAACCAGCTCAATGCGCTTGAGAACCAAGCGGGCCTCACGCAGCAGACGGGGCTTGCAAATCAGAGCGCGTTAAACCAGATGACCTCGCAGAATTTGGCAAACCAATTCGGTGCCAATACGCTCAATTCGAATGCGTACAACAACGCGGGTTCGCAATACGCCCAGATGTTGCAGCAAGCGTACAATAACAATTTAAGCAACTTCAACCAGCTCAACAACGCGGGTTACGAGGGACAGACAAACCTTGCCGGTCAGGCGCTCGGCGGTACGCAGTCACTTGCGGGTTCGGAACTTGGCATGACGCCGCAGGTTTCAACAACGGCTTCCATACTCGGTTTTTAAGGAGACACCATGGGTGGCATTTTAGGCTTCGCCGAGGGGCTGATAAAAAACGCGCAAGACAAAAAAGCAGCCGAGCGGCAATTCCAACAGCAGCAGTGGGAGAACCAGCAGAACGCGGCTCTTAATGCGGCATCGCTTGCGCTCACGAACACGCAAAATACCGCAGGCTCTCTTGCCAATACCGCAACGCAACAGACGGCTGATAGCGATCAGAAATGGCGAGAATGGAACGCAAAAAACCCCACCCCGTCCTTTGGCGCACCGCATCAATATCGTGCGTGGCTTTCGCGTGCGTTATCTTTTGCTCGTTCGATTGGCCGTGAAGACATCGCAAAAGACCTCGAGAGCGGGTATCGGACGGGTGAGCAAGCCGAAGAGTTTGGTTCAATTACCGATTTCAACAAGGGACCAAGATCCGCTTTAACGACCGCGCAGACGGGCCTTACGAATGCACGCACCAAGTTTGAGCTCGCGCACGCAATAAATGAATCCGGCCTTTTCAATCACCAATTGCAAATGGAGCGCGAAAAAGGTCAGACAACATTACAGCAAGCGTACATTCGCGCCAATGCCATTGTAGCGGCAAGCGCTAATCGTATTTCAAGTGCGTTGCAAATTGCGCAACTTAATAACAGTACGCGTGTAGCTATCGCGCAAGCAACGGCGATGAATATGGCAAACGGAAAAAGCGATCAAGAGGCGTTACAACTGGCGCTTGCGGATTATAAAAACAAATCCACCGAATACATAAAAAACCAGGCGCTCGCGGCGAGAGGCCAGGCTCCGCAGGGGTTTGACCCCAGTGCCCCCGCTCCGACGTTGCAAGAAAGCCAACAGCAGTTTTCGCCGTCCTCCATGCCTGCGGTCAACAACACGTTTTATTTTCCGCAGATCGGCGCTAATGGGCAACCAACGGTAACGTCTCAGACGGCGGTGAATAATACGCAAAAGAATCCACTGTATGTGCGCGTGCATTTTCCTGATGAAGTGAAACACACCGCGCGTTTACTTTCTGAAGGGACGCAAATTTCCGACATTGCCGATGCTTATGCAAAAGCGAATGTCGATCCGATGATTGCACGAAAAATTATTGCAAACGCAACGGCTATTGTGCGTGCGCAAAAAACGGCGCCTCGGCAAGCGCGCCCAGTCGCCGCCCCGGCTCCGGCGCAATCGGGGAACTTTTTGCAAAACATGTATAACCAGATCGCCCCTATTTTTACCCAGTAACGCGTAAGGAGTCACCATGGCAAGCGTTTTGGAAGGCGTTCCGATTGGTCAATCGGTATTGCAATCAACCAATGTCGGCCGATCGGTGCTTGATGGCGCGCCTTTGCTTCTTACAAAGCCGCGTGCGCGCGCAACGCCGATGTCGGCCATACAGAACGGGCTCAACAATGTCGGCCGCGCGGTTGGTGGTGCAGAGTCGTGGTTTTTACATGGTACGGCGTCAAACGCATCTGCTTTATCGAAAGCGCTTGATTATCAACGGGCTCGTAGTCAAGAAGCAATATTTCACAAAGGCAGCTCCGATGCCAATCGCAAAGCGCTTCGGCAGCGTTTGGGCATGGAACGTGGCTATGAAGACCCGACGTTGTTCGGATCGGGCGACCGCAACGGCATTGCCATCCCCGGGTGGTTGCAGCATCTTGTACGCGGTGGCGAGGATACGGTGCTTGATTTCGGCAGCGACCCTCTCAATTACGAAACGGGGTTCCTTGGAGCCGGTCGGCAGCTTTTAGTCAAAGGCGCTGGGGCAGTTGCGGATATCGCCGAGCGCCTGGCGCCTGAAACAACCGAAAGCGTGCGCGCCGGAGCCCGTGTTGCGCAAGAGCGCTTTGGGCTTGGCGGTGCTGGCGCGGTGCGCGTAGGTCGCACGCGTGGGAAGGCTGCAAAAGATACGGTGCTTGGTGCGTCGGCGCATTCGGACACGGAAGCGGCGCATATAAAGTCGCTTTTGCAGAAGCGCGTAAACGACGCGCTCAAACCGTTAAACCACGAAAATCGCGTTTCTGTGCTTCGTGCGTTAAACGGCGAAATACCCATTCCGGCATCGGGTCCATTGCGCGACGTTATCCTCTCGGTGCGTAAAGCAACCGACGATGCGTTTTATCTGCAAGGCACCGCCGGCGCTCGGCGCGTGCTGCCGTATATTCGCAGCCGTGTGAATGCCAATGTGCGTCAACGTATAACGGAGCCACCGCCTCCGGCAAAACCCGATCTCTTTCGCTATCAAACCACCGCGGGCGAACCGGAGATTTCCCCACGCCGCGGCGGCACGTTTTTTTCTATGGGTAAGCCTACCGAAAAATATTCAAAAAGTAAAAAGCTTGGTGGTCAGAATCTTATTGAGCGTATAAATCAAGCAAAAAGACCGTTAGATATTCGATATAATGGCGCTCGTCAAAC